GATTACGTTGTATTGTGCTTCGGTAAGTTTCTTTTTTAATTTATAGACTTGAGTTCTATACCCCTTTACATCTTCATAAATGATCGTGCCGAGTTTATGATCATAATAAGCAAAATCAGCGGTGTAGGTACAAATAAACTTTTCATTGAGTATTATTTTAAATTTGGGTTGTAAAATTAAATCAGAAATAAATTTACTGTTTCTTAACATGGTAAGTTCTCGGTAACGATTAGCTTCTTTTTTTGAGTGAAAGCGAATGTCATCAACAACAGTAATGGTGTTACGATATTTATTAAATGCGTTCATTTTTTTTGGAGCAAAAAAGGTTTTGCGAGGGCAGGGGGAATCAAATGTTCTTGCACTCGTTTGATAGATAATTTGTCTTGTGGGGTAGGGCGATGCTGAAATTTTTTACGGGCATCTTTTTTATCATAACAGACATAGCCTTCGACATTGGGTAAGCGTTTTTTCAACGTGTCTAATATGTAAATTACATCGCTACATTGATTAAGCTTTCCAATATATTGCTCTTCGAGGTTGGTCGGATCGTTGCCAATCAATATAAATAAAAAGACTGCTTCTTTAATCATGGGATAAAACTTGTTTTATTAGGGGTTTCTGATCCATTTTAACGCCCTCAGAGACGAAGTGATCGATCAATCGATTCATAGAAATACGATTACTTTTTGATTGCTCTTTCAGCTTTAAATAGGTTGCATCGCTTATACGAATATTCATTTGTCGCATTACTGACATACCTGATGAAAGGCTGTGAATCCATAAACAGTAATAGCGGGTCTATTTTGTGCCGGACTTATTCCTTTATATTTAAAAGCACAATCATAGGTTGCATTATTGTGCAGCGTTTGCTTCATAAATTGTATATTTTCTGGGTTCACTAAATTAAACACAAATAAAATTGTAAAAAAAATTGTCATTCACTTCTCCTATTGAACTAGAGAGAGCCAATATTATAGGGGGTAAGGACTAAAACATCTCTCTCTAGTTTTATTTATAATCGCTAGATTTAACTGGAAACAAAAAAAAAGTTACATCTAGCTCTTGTATAACATAGCATAATACTATATATATAATAGTAGGCATTTTTGCCTAGTGGCAATTAAGCCAAAAGAAAGGAAACATAAATGAAAACAATGAGTAAAGAAGAATCAATGTTATCAGACTTAGAAATGAGTGCTAGTTCATTAGAAAGATATTTTAATTTTTTCTATGAAAATGGAGATAAAGAAATAGCTGACAAAGTTTATGATGTTGTTGATTTTATTTATGAGCAAATAGAACAAAATCCAAATTACAAATCTATTTATAAATAATAAAACATGGTCAAGGGGCTACACCATAAGTTAGCTCCAAAAGAAAGGAAACATTATGAGTATATTTAAAACAACAGAAGGGAAGGAACATAAGGGCAAATTTGTAGGCTACCTTCGAGTGTCCACCGAGGATCAGGATTGTATGCGACAGACCCATAGTATAAAAAAATATTTAAATGGCGGAGATTATACCCTTTCTTTTTATAAAGAAGAACCCATGTCTGGTGCAACCGATCCTTATACTCGTCCGCAACTCATGAAAGCAGTTGAGCATTGTCGAAAGCAGAAAGCAACACTTGTGTTTGCGGACTTAGAAAGGTTATGCCGAACCATGTGGATGACGTTACGATTTTTAGATGAAACTATCAAACAAAATAGGATTAACTTTATTGTCTGTAACGACCCAAGTATTTCAGAAGATCCCATGCGGTTACACATGAAAGCGTTATTTTCTGAATGGGAACGTCAAAGAATATCAGAACGAACCAAAGCTACCCTCGATGCGTATCAAGAGCAAATTAAAACGCAAGGGTACTTTCGATCAAAAGATAAAGTGATAAATAAAAAAGTAATCAAAGGTCGCAAGATAACAAAGTTAGGAACGCATAGTAAAATGGATAAAGCTAGACAAAAAGCAGGGGAGGTAACGATGCAAAAAGCAGACACGTTTGCTCAAGAAATTGCTTTTCATTTAAATGATGCTTACACAAATTGCGTGTCTTTACATGAGATGAGTCACTATCTTAATGAACGCAACGTCCCAACGCCGGGACAGCGTTGGAAAAAAAAAAGAGAAAACGCAAAGTGGTATCCATCGAGCGTACGAAATATGTTAAAGCGATTAAAAATAGGAGAGTATAATGAGAACTAATTATGCACCCCCCCCCGAAAATCGTTGGTATCTGCGGGTCTCAGCACCAATGTTCTCAGCCTACGGGAGAATATAATGATCACTAACTTTCCACATGGTAAAATCTGGGCAGAATATCTCTCCGATAAATATGCCAATGTTGGTTCTGAATCGGATGTATTATGTTCGGATAAATTTAATACGGATGAAAAAAAAATACTAAAATATTTTACGCAACCGACAAAATTTACCACTTGGTTATTCATAATGAATAGTCATTATCAAAATATTCCTATTACTCGAAGAGCAATTGAAAAGCATACAGGCAATTCTCAATCGACAGTTTTACGATGTTGTAATGAATGTGCGGAAGCAGGATACATCATTAATACCCGTGAGCTTTCTGAGAATATTACGACCTACATTGTGTCGGAACACATGGTTGCGTTATGGGAAAAATATATTGATTATCGACTCGATCACATTTTAAAATTTGAAATGGATTTATCGATTCGCTTACGCAGAACGGAACAAACAGTATTCAAAAAGAAGATAGTAAAATGATATTTATTTACTACAATAAAACTTAGGGAGATTATTTATGACACTATCAGATAAATATATTCAAGCTTTAATTCAAGCAGAAAAAAAATCAAAGAGTCAACAAAATGACGAGGACTATTTGAAGTATAAAAAATTTATGCGTTCGAGTTCTCGGATTACGATTCCGTTAACCAACTTAAAAAATCTAAAAACCGCTCATGAAATGATAGGATTACTGCATGAAGAATTAGGCAGTATCCTTCAGTCAAAGCACTCTGTGTTTGAGAAGATATTCATGGCGGGATATTCGGTAACTGTTTGCGGTCAACACTTAAAACAAGCGGCAGATCCGAAAAATTTAGGGGTACATTTTAAGGGGACACGTTAGTTTTATGAGACAACGACAACCACAACATATAGTGTATCGTAACATTTTTCCCTCTAGGTTTTGTATAGTACCATTTAACCAGAAAGGAGCAGTCTATGCCTAACAAACCAAACATATCTATTTTTTCTAACCAAAAAGTAACGCATAATATATATTACGAATCGTCAGTAAAAAACACTAGATATAGTATTTTAGTTGAATGGTTGATGAAACTTTTTAAACACCTAAAATCCTATTACACTCTAGCACAGAATACAAGAATTTTTAATTATCTATTTGAGTGTTTCACTCTTTTGGGATTGTTTGTATTTTTTTATTTTCTTACATTTTTTGTCTGTGCTTTTGACGATGCGTGTAGTCGTTTTTATTTGGGAGGTCTATAATGGTTGCTCCTAAAAATAAATATAGTCGAGATGGTTTTGAAGTAGGTGCTTCTAAAATTTCAACGATTGTTCTAGGTCAAAATGATTTTGGTTTGACACGGGAAGATATAAGAAAGACTTTTGTTGAAATCAAAAATAATCCTGATGTGATTCAGCTTGAAAGTAAACAAAACCAAAATGCCAAAGATCGAGGTAACTATCTGGAGGATGGTATCGCTCATTGGGTATCTGATACTTTAGATATTTTATGTAAAGGTGAAATAAGTGTTTCATTTATTAAACCTAAAGATGCATTTCGTTTACCTAAATATAAAATGGCAGCATCGCTTGATGGTATATTAGAAGTGCATGGCGGATCAATACAATATGACGATCCGCAAACGGGCAAAACTTTTACATTATCTGGCAAAGGTGTTTGTGAAATAAAAACTCAAGGCTACAACGATCATGTTACTTATGAACATATTTTACAGCTCCAAGCTCAGATGTTAGTCTCTGGATTCAAATGGGGTGTCATCGGCCATCTTGGTCCTCGACTTAAAATGCAGATGTTTGTGTTTGAATCAAGTAAAGAAATACAGAAAAAAATTATGGAGCGAGTCAAAGATTTTTGGCGGAGGGTAGATTCAGATAGACCTTATCCAATCATTGCTGAGTCAGAACAGAAAGTTTTTTCAGATTGGTCAAACGATGATAAAGGATTAACTCAACTCTGTAACGATTATGATCTTGCAAAAGATGAAATAGAAAAGTGGACAGCTACTAAAGATCAAGTAGGCAATGCCATTAAATCTATACTCAAACAAGAAAACTGTAACTATGTCAAACTTAGAGAAAAGCAAATAGCGTGTGAATTGATTACTCGGAAAGCAACAGTTGAAAAAATTGTACCCGCTAAACCCGCAAGTCAATATGAAAAATTAACAGTAAAAGGAATCAGCCATGAGTGAATTAGCAAATCAATTACAACAAGTAATCTTAAAAGGAGATTTGAGAACCTTATCAGATCAGGAAAAATTAATCTATTATAAAAATGTATGTGATAGTTTGGGTATCAATCCTTTAACTAAACCTTTTGATTACATTGTTTTAAATAATAAACAAACTTTGTATGCTACTAAAAATTGTACGGATCAATTACGATCACTTCATAAAATAAGTATCGCAGTTAAAGACAGAAAAATAGATAATGGTTTATTAACTATTGTTGTTGAAGCAGAAGATGCAAAAGGAAGAAAAGATTCTGACATGGGATTTGCAAATGTGCAAGGACTTCGAGGAGATCCTCTTGGAAATGCCATGCTCAAAGCAGTAACGAAAGCAAAAAGAAGAGTAACTCTGTCAATTTGTGGACTCGGTGGATTTTTAGATGAAACCGAAGTAGAAGATCTCCCTCAGAGAGCCGTCAGTAAGCAAAAGCAAGGCAAGATGACTCCTACTACTCGGGATGTATTAAAGCGAATAGACGAATCGGATACTCTTTTTTGTACACTATTATTATTAGACAATAAAAAAATTGCGATAGAAACTTCAGTAATAGCTTGTCAGACCATCAATGAGATAGTTTTGCAAATCATGACAGACTCTGATTCTGAATTGACCAAAGAAAACAAGATTGAAAAAATAAATAAATTTTTTGAAATTAACAAGGACGTTGTGGAAAAGTTGAAAATAAAAGAACCAGATTCAATAAAAGAAATAAGAGAAAAAGTTAGAGGGTTTTGTCATGGCTAAAGAACTTACTCCGCAAAGTAAACGGGTCTTAACTTTTATAAAAGAGTATATTGATCGAGAAAAATTTTCTCCATCTCAGTTGGAAATTGCAGAACATTTTAATCATAACTCTCATAGTGCAATTCAAAAAACTTTGCATCGTCTTGAACAATTAGGATTAATTGAAAGAATCAGGGGGAAGTCCCGGTCTATTCGTTTGAAAAAACTAGACTAAAGTTTCAACAATAGTGGCCAAAGACTTTGCTCGATTGGGGGTTTGTTGATGCCACTTTGAATCAAGCATTTCTTTAGCAGCACATTTAAAATCTCTTCGATCAAAAGCTTTCCACATTTTTTTAAATTTACGGACACCATTTTTTCCTAACTGAAAGACCATTTCAATAATAACTTCTTTTCCTTTTAAAGGTATTGCTCTTTCACCAATCAATTCTTCTGCCCCCGCAACCGCTTGTTGAAAATCTTTTTCAAAATATTGTTCTAATACATCAATTTCATAAGACTCATCTTCATCCCAATTCTCATGTTCTAAACACAAATGACCCCAACCCACAGTAAGTTTTCCAAGACTATCTTTATAGCAATAGTTTCTAAATCCCTCATGCGTTTTTATTCTTTCTTTAAGTTTATCAAGCATTATTTATCCTTGAGTTTATGATAAAGCGTTTGCACTAAATCTGTTTTACGATATCTTCTATCTAATTCTATGCCATGCTTTCTACCTAATTTTTCTAACTCATTTTTTGTCATGATTTGTAAGTGAGTTATCTTTAATTTCTTTTTAGGTTTTACAAAAAGATTTTTTAAAAAACTAAACATACATCCTCCTATTTGGTATCTGTTTTTTTATACTTATCAAAACTTCGCAATCCTGAAATTCCAAGAAGTCCAAATAACAATGGCATCATTACAGACATATCAGCTTGAGGAATATTTACACCAAACCCCGCACAAATCGGAGAGATCATATAATTCATCATTAAAGATAAACCGCAGATCCACCCAATCAGAGGTCGCCAAGATGATTGAAACCAATTGCCTTTTGCTTCTTCTTTATTAACTTGTATTTGTTGCTTTGCCAATTCCTGTGCATGGCGTTCTGACATGGTTGCTATATCATGTGCCAGTTTATTTTTCTGATCTTTGTCCTCTATGAATTTATCTAATAATCCAGCAACAGGACCTATAAGTGCTTGTAACATTTTACCTCCTTAGTTAAAACCATTTAAAAATTCTTCCATAAATAACAATGCAAATAATCGATAAAATAAAAATTAACCCTATACCAATAATCTTTTGTAATTTTTTTCGTTCAGCAATCTCTTGTTTAAGTTGTTCTTTTTTCTTAGCTCTTAATCTTGCAATCTCTGCTTGAAGTAGCTCCCATTCTTTCAACCCGTTATCGGCATACAGTAAGAATAATTCTCTTAATTGTTTTCTTTTATCAGCCAATTCTTTACGTCTTAAATATGCAGCCATCGCATCTTCTTCAATAGATGATAATCCTAACTTTGCTAATATCCCACCCTTGCCCTTATTACTCGCATGAAGATCTAATGAACTTTCAGCATTCGCCCATTTATAAACTTCTCCTGCCATATCATGAATTTGTTTTCCCGTTTTAATGCCTTGTTCAATTAATCCTATTGCTGACTTACAAGCTGCCCAGGCACTCAATGGATCAAGCATTTTATCCCTTTATAAAGATTGATATTAAAGCTACAATGACCGCAATGGTATTACCCATAATAACTGTTTCTAATCTTTTGATTCTGGATTTTAGATCTGAAATATTTTCATGAATATTGTTATATCTTTCCAGACACACTTCCTCATGCTTGGATATCCTTGCTTCATTCTTATCTGCTTTAGTTACCATAGTCCTATCCTCTATCGTTTATACTATTTTTTTCCTAACAAATCTTTGTCCGCTTTTCTCGCTCCACCTTTACCTGATACAAAAGATTTTACTCTTCCCATTGCCCAGCTGTGTGCTGAAGTTTTCGGTCTTGATCCTGATGAATAGTAAGCTCCAAGTGTATCCCCCAAAGGGGTCACAGTCCTCTCCTGTATACTTTATTTAAAGTGCTTTCACTAAATCTTGAAGCTCCTGGTATTTTTGAATATTTACTCATTTCTTTTTACTCCTTAATTTTTTAAGATCTGCTCCTGTTATTTTGTTTCTGGGTTTAGCAACCGCAGCTAACTTTTTTTGTTTTGGACTGTATTTACTAAATGGCATTTTATTATCCTTTACTTCGTTGTTTACTAATTTTATCCATCATTGCTTTTGTAAGTCTGCCTTGCCTATAAAGTCTAGCAGTTCTCTTAATCTCTGCTTCTCTAGCTTTAGGATTCTTTGCACCAGATACATATTTCTTTGGTACACCACCCTTAGTTTTAGGCACAGGATCAAACTTACGCATCAATGTTCTTTTGTGTCGCATTATTTTTTCTTCTTTTTTTTATCAGTCATTTTCTTTTTTTTTCCATAATGTCCTGGCATAAGAACTCCTTTCTAAGTTGTTGGTTTTGTTGGGAAAGTAATTGCGTTTGCTTCATCGATCGTTGTTACATCTTTTGTTATATCTCGTAATTTTGTGCGATACGTTTGCCACTCTGTTTTTTTTGCATCTGTCAAAGGACAATTAGGCAAGTCTGTCCAATCTGATTTATCAAGCAACCCATCTCTTTTAGCTCTGATGATTATCATTTTTCTATCATAGGCTGAATCAGTCCATGCCTGTGCTTTTGCTGTTTCTATAGCTATCTCATCTGATGTTAAAGCAACTTCTTTATTATCTACATATTTAATTGCACTCATTTTAGCTTACTCCATAAATTTTAAATTTTCCCTTTGCAATACTTCCTGAAGAAAAATCAAACTGAATTTTAGTAGTGGTATTTGCTTCAAAGATATTACAGGCAGATGACATGACAACCACATAATCCGAACCTACGGAAACTCCATGTGTATGAAATTGGGTAAAAACCGCACTATCCGCAACACCATAAACCCACATACGAAAAGACAATCCTTCATCAGCTTCACTACCTGTATTCACACTTTCACCATACACCTGATATTCAGTAGAAGAGCTACTTCCTTCTGTAGCACTACTAGCATTTCTACCTGAGTCCAAATCGCTATCAGTAGAAGTTAATCCTTTTGTCGCTTGGTTGTAAATTGCGGCTGTGTCAATATTCCCATCTGCACCTGCCACTCGTAAACGGAGTTTTACATCATTAGTTTGAGGTTGCACCATAATGCCCTCAATCATATAAACATCAAATCCCGTAAAGGTAGAGCTAGTAAAAGTAACAGATGCTGTTGCTGAAGAAACTGTTGTCGTACCTAACAACTCATGTGCGCCACCCCCTTTGATTAAACTATAGTCTACTCTTTTTAAAACTCCTGCATCACTTACCAAAAATTGGTCTGTATCCGCAGGAGTGCTTGACAATTCTGTTTGAGCTGAAATCGTATCTGCATTTAATTTTGCCCCCGTAACTCCTCCATCTTTAAAACTAACTGCTCCACTACTTACATCAAAATCCCCAGAGTCAAAACTAGCAATTCCTTTATTGCTTGAAGTTGCATCTTCTCCAGCTATCGTAATGGTATCCGTGGCTCCACCCGTGGTGGTAATTCCTTCTCCTGCTGCGATTGTTACTGTGTTGCCATTTGTGATGGTCTGATTCGATCCACTACTTCCAGCAAGAGTAAAGTTTTCCATACTTCCAGAACCATCTGCACCATCTGCACCTGAATAAGAAAAATGAACACTTACGCCATCATTATTTGAAAAAGAACCTGAACTTGTCAAATGCGTCACAGCTACTTTGGTGTATCCACTAGCATCGGTTATAGCTCCCGTTACCTTAAAAGTGGCATAGGTTGCTGGGGTTGATTCTTTTGTAATTGTAATAATGCCTCTAGCTACTGCATTTGTAACATCATCAAAAGATTGTACAAAAGAAGTTATATTTGCTCCTGCATCATCTGCATCGTCTATAAATAAAACCGATACACTTGAAAGCGTTCCATTATTAAAAGCAATTTTACCCGCACCAGGATCAGCATCACTTGTTGAATTATTAAAGGTCATCGAAAGCTGAGGATTAGCACCTAAAGCACCTGTTGCCCCCGTAGCTCCAGTAGGTATTCCTAACGCTAAGGTTAAATCATCTCCTGATAAGGTAGCTGATCCCGTGGCAGAACCACCCGCAGAAACAGTTGATGTATTAACTGTAATCGAATCAATTCCTCTTTTTAGCAAGGTTAACGCTGTACCATTACTATCATAGCCAATCACCTTATTTGCATTATTAGATGTTGTATCGTTATACGGAACTATCAAACTCGGTGGTGTTGATCCTGTTACAAATTCTGGTAGCTGTAAAGTACGATCTATTTTTTCTTCAAACTGTTGTAACACCATGATCGTATTGTCAAAATCTGTTTCTAACGATGCAGCCGTAAAAGATGCTCCTGTTGAATATGCCGATTCTCTCGATAAAGGTTTGTTAGCAAGGATGGTAAGTTTCTGTCCTGTGGTCGGAGCTGAAGCATAATTAACTGTACCCGTGCCATCAGTTGATATTGAAACAGTATAATGAGTGCTTAAAGATTGAGTTGTTTCCCCCAGAATTACTTTGAGTTCTGTATCAGCATTGATCTGAAACGAAAAGGCAAAAGCTGTCTGTGATCCATTGGTTGTGTACTGAACCCGCCTATTGGTATCGTTAATATCAAATGTTGCCATAAACCCTACCTCTACCTTTTATACAATATATATCGATTGATTTCAAACATTAGTTTTTCATAGCCTCAATTCGAACTCGTAATCCTGGATACTTTTGTAACAACAATTCTTTTCCACTTTCTCTAGCATCAGTCAATATGCTATTTAGTCTTATATAGCGATCTTCTAAATCACTTATTTGATAATCATTTTTTTTTATTTCAGCATTTAATTTTGCTAATAAACTTTCGTTAGGATTGTAACCTCTATCATTCTCATCTAAATGAACATTTTTATTTAATTTGTTTGAGTTGTTAATAAAACGAATGTGATCATTAATTTGCTCAGATGATAATTGAATGCCACCTATTTTTTCTTTGTGACTTGTAAAAGTTCCAACTCTTCTCTCGGATAAAAATGTTAATTCTTCATTAAGTTTAGTAAATTGTGGATTTGATATTCTGATTGGTGAAACTAAATTATAATTTAGACCGTCACTTTGTTGTTTTACTTCTCCCCACATATTTAAACCATCTGGTAAGGTTTCAGAAAAACGAGGATTTCTACTTAAAGCCTGATTATAAGATTCATAAAAACCTTTCATAACAGTAGGTAAATAAGCATATTCCGCTTTAATTAATTGTTCTTCAGAAAGTTTTGTACTTGAAGCATCTGGATTTTTTATTCGGTCTATTAAACCTGAATAGGCTGTAGCACCAACAATATCAATACCAGGTGTATATAAATCCACCATGCCTGTAGCTGTAAAAACGACATCAGATGCTTTTTTAACAAGAAATTTTCCCATACGTTCACCAAAACCTTCTGGCACTCCGTATGGATTACCAGCTGCTTTAGCTAATTCTGAAACACCCTGAAGAAATGGCATATTAGTTGCGTACTGAGCTGCTGCCAATGTTCCTGATTTAAATATATTTTCTAAATCAATTAAGTTTTGACTATCAGAGTTTTGAGCATAGTAAGCATAATCAGCTGCCATAGATAGAACTGCTGACATAGGATCAAGTCTAGAAAAAGTATATCCAACATAAGTTCCGTCATCTTGTTTAAAATTAATTGAATATCTATCTATACCCATACCTGTTAAATATTTTTGTGCTTTAGGGTCACTTGGTCCACTACCAACTATTTTAATATTATCACCAAATTGACCCATAGCTATAGCTACCATAATACCAAATGTGGCGTTTCCTAATAAAAGTTTTGACATAGCTCGATCAAACTCTTTTCCACTTTGTTTTGCTGCTCCTGGTAATTTTAATGCCCTATAAACAGGTGACCAATTAAGAGTTCTATCAAATGCTTCTTTCATAATGTTTGTAGGTGTTTTACTAAATGGAACAATCATTTTACCACCAGGCACTGTGTTAGCTAATTGTACAAAACTTGACCAATATCCTTCTGGATTACCTTGAAATGTTCGAATTTTAGCTTCTTGAGCCATCATATCTTTTATAGATTGATTAGGTTCAAGTAATGTATTTGCATAAGCATTTTGTCCTAAATCTTTAGCTTTTGCTTTACTCAATCCACTTCTTCTTGCATTGTCATAAGCCATAGCACTTTCTCTATAAGCCTCTCTATACAACACTGCTCGTTCAGATATAACTTTAAAAAACTCATCCTCCGAACCTAGAAATCGTCCTGGCAATCTAGCAAATATTCCAAGTATGTCTACAACAGCCATTGGATCACCTTCCGAAATACTTTTTGTTATATGAGCAATATTATCTGTTCTACCTATGGCTCTTCTGTTTTTAAGGTCAATTTTACTTGCAAAATCTCCTGCCTCACCTGTAACCATTGATGAACCAAAAGCTTTAAAAGCATCTTTCAAAGACATCATCATTCCATGAGATTCAGCTGCAAACTCTCCTTTGTATACTCTATCTCCAACAACTCCTCTTCTACCTCCAAGTGTTCTGACTTCACCAATTATTCCAGCTACACCAGCTTCAGCTGCTTGTTGAATTTGAAATATAGCATTACCAGCTGTATTAACAATATGTGTAACAGGGCTTGAGAGTATACCATTTATAAATAATTCCATCAAAGTATCATAAGTTCTTAATGCAAAACTATTTCTTGCGTATTCTGCTCTACCAGGACTTGGTAAAGATAAAAATGTTTGAGCATGAAAATCTATCATATTATCATCAAGATTGTTAACAAACTCATCTATTCTATTTGTATAATCACTTAAATTAATATTTTCTAATTTTTGTGTCGCTGATATAGCTCCTAAACCTCTACCATATTCAGATACAGCTCCAGATACCTGACCGAGTAAATTTGTTTGTAGTGATACAAGTAATTTAAATTCTTTAAATAGTTCTTTTTTCTTTTCAGGGTTAGTTGTTTTAAGTATGACTTTTGATTTTTCCTCTAAGTCTTGACCAAGTTTTAGGGTTGCTATTAAACCACCTAAAGTATCTTCTACCCTAGGAACTTCTCCAGGTTTTCTTGATAGTAATTTATAAGTTATTTTATCAAATCCATTAGCTTCTGCTGCCGCAACCATTGTTTCTATTGTTTGTTTTGGTCTGCGTAAAAACTCAAATAATTCTTTGTTATCATTTTTAATTTTTGTCAAAAGTTCTGCTAGATTAACTTGGTCTAAACCTTTTGCTTTTATAACAACTTTAGCAATATTTAGACCTGGTCCTTTATACCCATTAAGTTTTAATGATTCATTAAGAGCTTTTACAGCATCGGCACTTGCACCCTTAACAAGTATTTCACCACCTTTACCTTTTGATATTTCGTCATCAGGTGCAGAATATTTTCTTATTTCTTTTTGTACATCTTCGGCTTTGCCTAGTTGTTGAGATAGATACTCAAGACCTTTTTTAATTTTTTTAACCATTACTCATTCTCCTGACCAACAACAAGTGGTGTTGCACTAAACATCGCCATTCCTTTTTTAA